CAATTTTCTTCCCAATAAAATCAGTGGCACACCATATGCTTTGCAATGACTTTTGATTATAGTATGATACATTTTTTCATTAGTTGAGAAAAATTCCTCACTATGAATCCTAAAATAACTTCTCCAAAAATCAGTATCTACCCCTCTATTTGATAGCATATTTTCTAACCACCATTTACTTGGTGATCTACAATCTCCTGTTCTGCCATTGGAAGGCACCCATACTCTCTCCCACCTTTTACCATTATGATATTCTGTTCGCCACTTAGGTGTCATCTGTATGATAGCGTAATCAAAGTTTGATATGTGTGTTTCGTTTAGTAAGAGTTGTCTTACAATACGATGATTCCCACAACCACCATGTGATATATTATATTCCCTCGCACCAAAGTGATCACAAATCAAGCGTGAAAATCTAAGTCGTTCTCTGTCCTCCCAAACAGTGCCTAACTCAGCACCATTCATATCAGATCCACCATCAAAATAAATTTTCATCTTGATGTATTACCCTCATCACTTTCCTCATCTTGTGTTTTGTATGCCCACTCATCTGTGTGACCTACAGACCACCACTTAGGTTCAGTCTCAACCGCATAGTTTTGTGTGCATACTTTGAAGTCTGGTGTCTTAAGGTTATCATTGTTTACCAAACTATTATCAAAGAATATAGTTCTATTGTTAGGTTGTGCAGCAAACTGACCATTATCTAATGCGATAACATTGAACGTTTTATGTTCGGGATCATGCTCAGAAAAGTTTACGTCAAGCACAGATCTATCGGGGTGAGCAGTGTCTATTGTAAATTCATACTCGCCAGGATGCATCTTTCTATCTTTACCAAAGAATTGACACCTGCCTAGCATAGGTTTCTGAATTACAGTGATATTATAATCAAAGCAATCCCATAATTGTAATACATCAAGAGGTAGTTGATTATCTTTATCAAAATCTTCCTTCCATACAAACGCACTGATAGGTAACTTATCAAACAAAGCACCGTAGTCTGTCAATAATGTTTCAAAATACAATGCTTTTGATTGTATACTTCTAACTGAAATCCATATACCAGGTGTCAATTCACCATGACCTTTTTGATGGTCATATAAAAATTCTTTCTTTACGTAAACTTGTTGTAAAGGTAGAGGGTGTACAAGATAAGACATTACTTAAGATTTTTTTGAACTTGTTCAAGAGTTTGTTTCATGTTAGAGAATATAGTTCCCATGTCTGCGTCACCAAATCCTAATTCTTTTGCGTGTGAGGTGATGTAATCTTTCATCTTCTTTGCTTCTTTGTCCTCTGATAAAGTAAGTCTTGTCCACATAATCTGTTGACGTTCAAGTAATTCTTTGACTGTATCAATATGATCAGACTTTGCCTCATTACTCATCATAGGGAACTTAAGAATGACATCATACAATTCTTTTTGAAGAGATGTAATCTCATCCATCTCTGTCTTTACTTGGTCTGATTCAAAAAATTTACTCATGTCTCTCCTTGATTTTACTCATAAGATACTGTCTATACTTGTCTTTGTCAATATTTAGAAAGGGTATGTACTTCCTGATCTTCATACCAACAACCTTCCACACAGGATCTTTGAGTTGTTTATCATAATCCTTACAGTATCCAAAAAGTTTTTCGTAGACACACATCTCCTCTGCACTTATGTTACCTGCCAAATGTTCCTTGAGAATAGGTGGGTGACCGTTTGATGCATCAAAAAATTCATCGTATGTATACTCATCTAAAAAATGTTCTGATTTTTGTTTGAAATTATAATACATACTCTGCTGTCTTCTTTGCCATTGTCTATACACACCCTCACCAGACCTAATAATATTTCCTATCCATAATCCCTGTGGATTATCTGTGTCAACAAAGTTTGCAAGAAAAAAATCTCTTATCTCGTTGTCTTTATACTTTCTTGACATCTTCTCAAAAAAATATCTGTCTTTTCTTTTGTAAAAAGAATCAATCTTTGCTCTAGACTTACCACCATATCTATGGTAATCATACTTCTCTTTTGTAAAATGATTTTTGTATCCAAGATACTCTTTATAAGTATCAAACGGTGTCATAGGTTTCTTGATCATGCATCGCTACATTTTTCTTCATTGTAGCATCTAATTGTTGTGCTGCGGTGAACCATTTAGGATTTGCAGCACACATGTTACATATCCAAGTAGGATTAAGCACCTCTTGAAATGATTTCCTTATTTCACTCTCTGATGCTTTGATGTCTGTGGGTTTATACTTGAGATATTTTTGCCACACTGGATCATCAAGTTGTCCCGTCGCCTCAAGAGATTCTCTTAGATATGACATCATTGGACACTTCCATAGGTGACCGTTATAAAGTTGTGAGTTTGGGCAACTACAATGTTTGAAACTTTCAGTTATGTCACCATCTTCATGGGGATAATATTTTATCCCATCACTATAATCATACTTGAATAAATCAAACCACACTCTTGGTTGTCCGTTGTCTAATCTAAATGCCTCACTCAATTCAAATGTATGTCCGTTCATATCGACCCCCCTTGACTCTGCATACTTAGCAAACTCATATGCATTCTCCCAATTTTTATATCCCTTTGTAGAATACCATGGGAAATGAAATGTCAATCTAAAAACCACCCCCTGCAACATCTCATCAACTATCCACTCTTTTTCTTGCAAAAGTCTTGAACCATTACTGAAAAGTTTTACATAACAAGGTTGTGTATCATGTTCGCCATAACATAATTCTCTTAGTAATTTTGTAACCTCCTTTGTTCTAGGTTCAAGCAGAGGTTCGCCACCAATGACACTCACATGACTCCAAACATATATTTTTGGTAGTATTTTCTTTATGTCCTCTAAAAGTTGATCAATATTTACGGTGCTCTTTGCACTAAGTAAACTACTATTGTGATTACATGCTCTACATGCCAAGTTACAACCATTGATAGTATGAATACTAAGAAGTCTGGTAGTGGGACGTTCCCTTTCCAGACTTGCAAGTTCTTCTTTTGTTATTGACTTAAAATTATCTGTCCAAAAACCTTTCAGTGATCTTATATACTTTACTTTACGTGCCAACTCATTGATGTCATGATCTTTCAGACATGCAGCAGCAAGTTTCTTTTCTTTGACATTAGATAGCAAGGAATTTTGCCCTCGAAGTTCTCTTCAAATAATTTAGGTTCATTGCATTCCCCTTTAATTTTTCTTTCATAGGTTTTGTAATCAACTTTGATACTGATTCAATCTCAATACTATTCTGTTCACAGTAGTGACAGATTGCCTCAATGTAATTCATATCAAGATTATTCTGAACTAAATTTTCTATATCATTAGTAAATTTATCTTGACATAAAAACTTGTTCTTTAGAACTGCTCTCATTTCATTTTTGGTTGCCATTTAATTTGTCCTCCACAAATTTTTCGATGTACTTGACTAATAATCTCATATATTTCATTTTATCATACTCTTCGTAAACCGTCACCTCTCCATTCTCACACGTCATGAGAATGACAAGTTTCTTTACAGGTATGTTTGTAATCTCGTAGAACATACAAGCATATGCTGCTGCTTGTACAAAGTAATTCTCTATCCACTCTCTCGGTTTAGGTTTCGCAGCAGTTTTGAAATCAATGATTGACAGTTCACCATTGTACTCTGCTATGCAATCAACAGTTCCAGCAACACCTAATTCGTTACTGTATAAACTTTTTTCTAAAGCGTAAATATTATTTATATTTTGTAACACTTTTTTGGACTGAAGAAATAATATCTTACTGCTAGGATTGTCTAACACCACCTCTTGATTGAGTAGATGATTCTCTATCAGGGTGTGTACCTTGGTTCCTCTAGACGTTGCTCTCTTTGTAATTCTATCTGCCTCTTCGTTACCTACTCTCTTCCTCCAGTCAACAAAGATGTGTTTATTAAAATGAGAAGTGACCGAGGTAATTGATACCATCGGTCTATCATTCACATTGTAGTATCTTACTCCGTCAATAGTCTTCCTACTCAAGGTGGGAAGGTCACATTCTACATGATTGTACATTACATACCTAGTTCAATTTTTGAGGTGATGTAACTCTTGACTAGACCAGACCTAACGATATCATCAAGACCAAATTCAATTAGATCGAACTCAGGCATGCGAGTGATGATCCTTTGAAAATCTAGGATACCATTCTTCTCGTTTGTCCTTACCAAATCAGTTTGTGCAACGTCACCACAGAACATTATCTTGGTGTCTTCACCTACTCTTGTTATTATACTATCTAACTCATGAAAATTCAAGTTTTGTGACTCATCCACAATAACTATAGAGTTATCAAGTGTTGTACCTCTAATGAATGAGGTAGACCAGAAGGTCACACTCTCCTGTGCCTTGAGATTACCCCACAACATTTCAAATTCATTGTCAGTAGGCAACTCAAACATATACTTGACCATATTCTTATATGGTATCTGATACAGTGCTGACTTGTCCTCATGGTCACCAGGTAAGAAACCTATCTCTCTTGTAGACACCAGTGATCTTACTAAGACTACCTTTTGGTATGGTGTGAGAGGATCAAGAACCTCCTTCAGTGCTTGGTATAATGTTATGAATGTTTTACCTGTACCTGCTGCACCATAAAGGAATAAGTTTTTACCCTCATTGTATGAGGCAAAAGCATGTTTCTGATTAGGTGTAATAGGTTGGACATCAACCATGATGTCAGAATTATATGGTTTCTTTCTCTTCATTTGCTTCGCAGTCATACCAGCTCCGACGCTGATCGACATTTTCTTTTTACGTGGCATGTTAGAAGTGTGTAGTTTTTTGTGGTTTGACTTTTGCACCTGGCACTTGTGCTACTTTTGATAGCACTTCGTTCCATCCACCATCTGTTCTACTGTACACGTCACCCGTGGCACTTACTACACCTCCTGATCCCTTAGACCAATCTTTATCCCAATCGGGATTGTCCTTTCTAAATTGATCATATTCTTTCATTGACATCGAGAGTTCCTTTGTCTCACCTGTCTTCAAGTTCTTTATTGGGTATGTCGGCATGTGTTTTAGCGAGTGATTTATTTAGTGTTGCAAGATAAGCAGCACCTATAGAGGTACCACCATCGTGAGCGATAGGCATGACCCTCATGCGAACGTCAAGTTCCCTCTGTAGCTTATAGTTTACCACACAATTGAGAAAACATCCACCAGATAAAACAAGGTTACGATCTTTATACATTCTACACAATTCAAGTGCTCTTTTCTCCCATGCTTGTTGCACATAGTATGCTTCATGCTTGCCATATGCTGCTAGTCCCATGACCTTACCTGCATCATCTTTATGGAAACCATAATCGACAGAGACAAACTCAAACTCTTTTCCAATGCCTTGATCATCAGGTGACCAATACTTCTTGTGTAGCACCTGCCAAGATGGGATATCAAATATTGTTTCTATCTCTATACCATCATCTGTTTTTGATCCGTTAGAGTCTACCACTATTGCAACAGCATCATCATAACCTGAGTTATAAAATGCTGAAGCAGCATGACACTTATGGTGTTCTAATCTATAATCAAATACCTCTGCGTCAGGAAACCTACTCCTTACCACGTTTAAATCTAATGCAGATATGAGTTTCTTTGAATCTTCTGACCAATCAGAGTCGCATATGGCAACTGCATCTATGTCATCAATATATTTTATCAGTGATCTTACAGCATGATCTCTTTTCTTTCTAGTAATTCTTTCCGACTCAAGGTAAAAATCTAATACACCATCTCTCATTACACAGACTGAACCATTATTTGATAGGTTCAACCCTAGGACTGAAAATTTTGCGGAGATTTTTTTTCCAGATTTATGTAATTGAAATGTCATTTTCCCCTGAGTTTTTGCACCTCTGGAAAATACAAGTAGTCTATTGCACTTGATTCAAATGTATCTATAGCATCCTCTGGTGTCTCTACCAGAGGTTCACCTGACATATTAAAAGATGTATTGAAAAGTAGAGGAGTTTTTGTAAGTTGATAGAAAGAATCTATCAAGGTAAAGTAGTTTTTGTTATCTTGAATACTCACTGTCTGTACTCTACATGTCTTATCTACATGCAATACAGCAGGTATCTTATCATAAGCATGAGGATGTGCATCAACAGCATACATCATGAATGGTGACTCAGTAAGACCACCCATGTCAAACCAATTGTGTGCATGATGTAATAGTACACTGCAAGCAAATGGTCTGAAGGGTTCCCTATTTTTTACCATATTCAGTCTATCCTTACCGTATGGATCTCTTGGATCATATAAGATAGAACGATTGCCCAATGCCCTAGGTCCTGCCTCTGATCTTCCTTGGAATATTGCAACAATTTTTTGTTGCTCCAATAGTTTTGCAACGTCCATTGAACATACAGTGTCGCCTTCGATATCTGACAGATCGTATTCAGGACCTAGGTATAGGGATTCAATCATTGTGATGATGTTGTGGATAGTCTTGCTCTTGTGCCTTCTGAGTCATGATTGGTCTTTCACCACCACCCTCATGTCCATGAGCAATACCAAGTTCATGCATTCTAGCATG